CTTTCTTTTGTTTTTGCCGTATTTTCGGGCTTTTTCTGTCAAGCTGGAAAAGGGACTTGAACCCTCGACCCCTTCATTACGAGTGAGAATGACACTCATCGTTACAGCTTGATTTTATCACGTTTTCTTTTATTTTTATTGCTTCTGACTACTTTTTTGACTACTTTTTAATCTGCTACTATTCTATATATTTTTTCTTGTATTGTCAAGCCTTTTCTGACTCTTTATACCCTCTCCACTTTCTTCAAATACACCCATCCTGCACCGCTTTTCAGCTTGCCGAATCCGTTCTTTTCTTCTACGATCTCGTACTTACCTGACTGCAAAAATGTTCTGGCAGCACTGTATGTTTTGGCCGGTCCTGTCCTGATTGGGACATTTGCAGTTTTCGGCCGTACCTTGTATGGAATCTTACTTGATGTGTATACTTTCCTTCCGGTATCATTGTAGACATGATAACCGGCGTGCTGATCTGCACACTGCTTCGCCTTCTTGATTGTCTGAAACGCTCCGATCTGGCTACTGGCATTCTTCCAGGTCTTGCGAACACGGTACCACGGCTTGGTGGTTGCTGGAAGAATGTCACCTGATCCGGCAATTTTTTTCTTGAACTCGTCCCACGTCCAGCTGGTTTTATAGCGGTTATTGTGCACATACGGTGCCGGGCATACCTTGTTGACGATATCATAATGCCGAAGGACATGGTCTGCAGCGATTCCAAGCTGCCCCATCAGCTGCTTGACCAGCCAAACACACGCCTCCTGAGTTTCCTGCGTGAAATACCATGTTGGATCATTCGCACTTGCGGCATTGCCGTCACACTTGCAACACATCTCGATGCTGATCGTGTTATAGTTGTTGGCTTCCGGGTGCTTCTGTGCATAATAACCTGCCGTTCCTACTGCCCACGGTACCGCATCCAGACTGCAACGCTGGTAGATAGTGCCGTCCCAATAGATATAGAAATGGGCACCACAGCCATCAGATGCCAGATCATGGTTCTGGCCGACCACACCCAGATAATGCACTGCAATATACTTCTTTTTGTTGCCCCATGCCGGGACTCGGTTCGATGATATAGCGTTTGTGATTTTGTAACTCATATTCTCTACCTGCCTTTCGTTTTTGTATACAAAAAGAGAGCCTGTTTCCAAGCTCTCCATTGATTTAAATTTATATATGTCGCTCCTATTTCTGTTTTGCTTTAATATCTAACATACGAATCATCATAAAAGCTGCACGTTCTGCCTGTTCATTATAATCTTTTGCCAAAGGACTATTTATGATATTCCCGGCATTATAATGCACAAAATAATGTGCCAGCTCATATGCCATTTCATAAACCACTTTCTCAAACATCTGATTTTTATGAACTGCAATCCTTTTCCCTTTTAACATGCTGTCATATCCCGGAATGTCCTTAATCTTTAAAACAACATCCTGATCTTCTGCCAATGCCAGCAGATTTTTAAAAATAAATACTGGTTCTTCCATATATGGAATTGCAACTCGTCTTTTAACTGGTTCTGTTTTTACTTGTGCCGGAACTACTTCTTTCTTTTCTGGAATCTCCGGTTCTTTTTCCTTAACTCTGAAATAGAAGTCAACCAGATAATCATATACCTGCCATGCCTTGTCCGTGTTAAGGGATTTCGCATGGAGCAAAGCTCCTTTTTCAGTCCAGAGATACAGGTGTGAAGTTCTATTTTTGACCACCTCGATTTTTTCTAGGTGCTTCTTAACTTCCTTCAATTCATCTCCGGTCAAAGATATATAATGCTTTCCTTCTACGAATCGAACTCTATTATTTTTGAAATTCTGATGTATCTGTATTTCTTTAACTTCGTATGCTTCTGCAATCTGTCTTGTAGTTAATACTCTAATTCCTTTGACTTCTACGATCTGTGGTAAATTCATAATTTAAACCCCTTTCAAATTTTGGTTCTTGAAAGAAGTTTCCACCTGCATTATAATATTTACAGAAGGAAACTTCTGTTGAGAAACAGGTTTGTGTGATTGGTAGTCTGAAACCTGTTTCTTTATTTTTTTCTGTTTATACGACCTGCTATTTGATGAATACTTTCAATTCCTCTGATAATCACATCTGTTTTGGTTGTGTTTAAACTTTCTGCACATTCTGCAAGCATCCTTGCCTGTTCTTCTGTCAAACGAACCTCAAAGCGAATATTTTTAGGATTATCTGTAGGTCTTCCAGTTCTCGGGGACATTTTATCACCTCACTTTTGTCCGTACGTATATACTAATTCATGTACGTACAAAAGTCAAGAGTTATTTTTATTTTTTTTAATCGAGGGAACGCTCACGCGTCCCCCTTCTTGTCTGCTTTCTGTGTCAGTATATCGATCGCCCCAGTAATCACTGCCGGCAGCGGTATGCCCATCAATCCGGCATTTTCGACGATTGAAATCAGTTCGTTGGCAATAAACCCGATGATCACTGCATCTCTAATGTAATCCACACCGATTGCCAAATCCAGCCGGTACGCCACCAGCACGAACAGCAGTGTCATGCATTTCCTGCACAGACCTTTCCAGCCTGTCCGACTTTCTAATGTCCCTGTTGACGTTTTCTTACTGTTGTGGAATACCCCGGCAACAATCAGACCGGATAAGTAGTCGATTGCCATGAAAATAATGAGCGTGTACAGTGCGGAATCCCATCCGCCAAAAAATGACGCAATCGCTCCACCGACTGCTCCTGTAATAGTACAAACCATTTCTTTTTTCATGTTTCGTTTCCTTTCTTGCTGTTATAATCTTAATTTGCTGATGGCAATATTTCCAGCAACATAATTTTCTGTAGTAACCAGCAACAGATTGTATCCTTGTGGTATAGTCACATAATAATCATGCATTCCCTCTTCCAGAGTTACATCCAATCCCCGGAAATCTGAATAGGAACTGTCCGTTCCGGAACCACTTGCAACAGCAATGATATTTTCTGTGTCCTGTTCAGCATTCATTACATAGACTGTTATTCTGTATGTACTACCAGGTGTTGCACTGATTTTTGTGTTCTGATAATAATATCCCCTACTAGGAGATGCCGGCATAGAGGTAAGTATTGACGTTGTTGGATGTTTATACCATCTGCAATCTTTTAATGCATTTATTGTTGCTGCTTCTACTGTTTCGAAAATACCGGCTGTTACGATTGCGATTTTATCTTCCAAGTTTTGGATACTTTTTGTTAACTGATTTTCCAGATCCTGGATTTTGGTACTCGATTCCTTTTCCTTTTTCTCCAGATTCTGTATTTCTGTTGCGAACTCTTGTTCTGCCTTTTCTCGATTGCTGCATTCTGCTTTGATATTCTCATCGCACCCTGCAATCCCATCATGGATTGCCTGCCGGACATCACGCCCGTAAACTGCCGCCAGTATCTTTTTTAAGTTCTCTGTAATACTTGCCATTTTCACCCTCCTATTTCAGTTTCAACCCTTCAATACGCTTGATACTTACCTGGTTCACTGTCCAACCGGATCCAATATTGCGGACATATACACCCACTTTATTGTTGCTGGTATCCCATTTCAACTGAACACGAGCATTATAGGATGCTGTAAGATACAGAGTAATTACTGTCTCTGCCGGATTGCTCCTGTTAAGTGTAACCCAGCCTTTCTGGCCATCCACAATTTCCAGCCATACACGAATTTCATCATAATTCGCCAGGGAACTGATTGCTGAAGAATAGTACCAGCTTCCTGTTGCTGATGGAGTTACTGCTGTTGTTGACAGAACCACTGCTGCATCAATATCCCCGACCACGTACCAATACGATCCGCTGTACACCAGCTCCAATACTGCATACTGTTTGATCAGGTTTGCCGGGATGTTGCTGTTTTTGTAGTAGATCGGCTTCGCTCCGGTGGCATTGACGTTCAGTGTTGGATTTG